TAAAAATATCAAAGAAAAAAAATGTAGAAGTATATGAAATAGATACTTGACAATCTATAATTTTATTGATAAAATATACGTAACAAATAGAAGGAAAACTAATGCCAAACTTTATACCAAGTGTAATAGAAAAGAGTTCTCATGGAGAACGCGCATACGACCTATATAGTAGGTTATTAAAAGATCGCATCATCATGCTAAATGGCCCTGTTGACGACAATTCAGCCAATCTAATAGTAGCCCAAATGCTTTTTTTAGAAGCAGAAAACTCAAGTAAGCCTATCAATTTTTATATCAATAGCCCAGGTGGTGTTATAACATCAGGTCTGTCAATCAGGTCAACGATGATGTATATAAAATCACCTGTTCACACCATAGTCCTTGGACAAGCGTGTAGTATGGGAAGCCTCCTTTCTCAATCTGGTGAGTCCGGACACCGATATATTTTGCCAGATTCTAGAATTATGATACACCAACCAAGCGGCGGTGCTCGTGGAATGGCAAGTGACATAGAAATTTCTTATAAAGAAATTCAATATTTGAAACAACGATTGACTGAGATTTATGTAGAGCATAATACAAAAGGAAAGACATACGAAGACTTTGAAACTGCACTTGACAGAGACACCTTCTTGAACCCGCAACAAGCGATAGATTTTGGATTGGCTGACGAAATACTGTATAAAAAATAGGATTAACTTATATGAAAAAACATAAATTGGCTATAATCGGTTATGGAAGACACGGTAAAGATACTGTTTGTGACTATTTGGCTGAAAAGTACGATTATAGCTTTGTGAGTAGCAGCTTTTTTTGTGCGGAAACGGTAATTCTTCCAGTTTTAAAAGAAATATACGGATACAAAGATGTACATGACTGCTATGCAGATAGGCACAATCACAGATCAGAATGGTTTGACCTAATCGCAGAATATAATAAAGAAGACGAAAGTAGGCTTTGTAAAGAAATTCTAGAGAAACACGACATTTATTGTGGACTTCGCCGGAAAGAAGAATTACAAGCAACAATTGATAAAAAATTATGCGATTTTATAATCTGGGTGGATGCCAGCAGTAGACTGCCAAAAGAAAGCGAAGCATCATGTACAGTTACTCCAGAAATGGCAGATTTCATAATTAATAATAATGGCTCATTAGAAGAGTTATATGAAAGAACGGATAATATCATTCATATGTTAGGAAATATTGTTACAGACCACTGAGTCTTCTAATATTTTCTACAATATCTTCTTTTTTCATAGCATGATTAAAAATTTCATCATAATCATCCATAGTTATTGGATGTTGTTTGCTTATTTCTATTGCTTTTTCTGCAATATAGTGTATTTCAACATCTGTTTTAACTTCTTCTCTTGCAAGTTCAAGCAATCTAATGAATGTAGGAACGTCAATTTTAACTGTGTCTGTTTTGTCCATTTTTATCTCCTAATATGCATATTTATAAATAAAAAATAAACACAGTTGACAACTGTTAAAATCTGTGTTATTATTAATTTGTATAGGTGTTATTATGGAACAAAAAATAATTAAAGTTATAGGACCAAATCGTGAAATACACGAGGGAGAATTTGTCAGGATGAATGGCGGATTAGTTACTATTAAAAAATCAGAACATGAATATATAACTGGAATACCAGTAAAGGATAAAAAATAAATGTCAGAAAAATTTAAAATTCTGTCTCCCCGTGATCACGCGAGGGAAAGAATTGGGATGTATATGGGGTCCGCTTCCTTGGAAAAAACAAATAGGTTTTTGCTTGGAAAATGGAAAACCGTGGAATATGTTCCTGCGCTGAATAAAATGATTGATGAAATCATTGACAATTCAATAGATGAAGCAATAAGAACAAATTTTGCACATTCTAATAAAATTGATATATCCATTGCCGGAGATAAGGTGACAATAACAGATAATGGTCGTGGTATTCCGCAAGACATTATCGTTGAAGAAGCAACTGGTGAAAAAATATCCCGTCCAGTGGCTGCATGGACAAGAACAAATGCAGGAACTAGCTTTACGGATGATAGAACCACAGTTGGTGCAAATGGGGTTGGTAGTTCAGTCACAAACTTTCTTAGTTCCGAATTTGTGGGAGAAACATGGCGCGATGGATCACAGATTAGAGTAAAATGCACCGATGGTGCAAATGAAATAAAAACTTCAACTAAAAGCAAACTAGGAAATGGAACATGTGTTTCGTTTGTTCCAGATTTTACACTATTTGAAGTAGGCTCATTGTCAGAAGTAGACACGATTGCTCTGATAGAAGATCGTATATCTAGTTTACAACTTGCTTTTCCAGAAATTGTGTTTTCAGTTAATAAAAAGAGAATTAAAGAAAATAAAATAAAACCTTACGCACAACTGTTTACAAGCGACGAAAATGCAAGTATAATTTATTCACAAACCGACACCGTATCTTTGTTTGTAGTATCAAGCGATGACGGATTTAGATCAAACAGCTATGTAAATGGCGTTAATACCCGTCTTGGCGGTTCATATGTTGACTATGTTATCAATGGCATTGTAGACGAATTGGTCGTAATGATTAAACGCAAGCATAAAATTGAAGTTGGAAAAAGTGTAATTAAAAATGGGTTAACTCTTGTTCTTTTTTGCAGAAGCTTCTTAAACCCAAAGTTTGATTCTCAAACAAAAGAACGGCTCACTAGCCCAATAGGGGCAGTGAAGGAGCATTGGAAAAAATCTGGGATAAACGATTTTAACTATTTTGCTAAAAAAATTATGGCAGCAAATGATATTATTGATCCTATCATTGAAGCACAACTAGCAAAGAAACTGGCAGCGGACAAACGTGCTGCTACGTTAGCGCAAAAGAAACTTAAAAAAGTAAAGGTTGCGAAGCATATTTCAGCAAACAGTGACAAGGCTACGCTATTTTTATGCGAAGGCGATTCTGCTCTTGGAAGTTTTTTGAAAGTTCGTGATCCAAAAAAAGCAGGAGGTTATCCTCTTCGTGGGGTTATTTTAAATACATGGGATATGAAACCCGCAGATGTTCTTAAAAATAAAGAATTAAGCGAACTTGTGTCAGTTCTTGGGTTGGATATTACAAATCCAAATAGTGTTGAAGATTTAACATATGCCAATATAGCAACATTAACTGATGCAGATAATGACGGAATAGGCCATATTGCTCCGTTGCTTGTTGCGTTCTTTTATAAATATTGGCCCAGACTGTTAACTGAGGGGAAAGTCCATATCACACGAACTCCAATAATGATTTCGTCAAACGGGAAAGATACCAAGTGGTTTTATACCTATAAAAATGCAACTGAATTTAAAGAAAGTTCAAAAGGATATAAGCATCGTTATATCAAAGGTCTAGCATCCTTGACGACCGAAGAATATGATTCTATAATTAACCAACCAGTATTAGACACGATAAATGTAGATGATGCAAACTGGTTTGAAATTATGTTCGGCAAACAACCCTCACTTAGAAAAGAGTTTTTAATATAATGAAAACAAATAACTACAAAATATCAGATGTTGCAAAAAATGAATGGCGTGAGTTTGCAATGTATACTATCGAAAGTCGTGCTATCCCTAGCATGATTGACGGGCTAAAGCCATCACAGCGGTTTTATCTTTATTCGTCTTTAAAAAATTCTGCCAAAGACTACCGAAAGGTTAGTGCGATAGCTGGTGTTGTTAGCGACTATGGTTACAATCATGGAGAAACAAGCGTTGCATCAACCGGACAGCTTATGGCTGCGGAATGGAACAACAATCTATGCATTGTGGAGGGGCGCGGTAGCTTTGGAACACGGCTAATACAAGAGGCAGGAGCTTCACGATATGTGTATACTCGTGTTCATAAGAATTTTTATGATTATGTAAAAGATTTAAACCTATCCCCAGAACACCCTGATCCAGAACACGAACCCCCAAGATATTATATACCAGTTATTCCATTAGTATTGGTAAATGGCGCAAAGGGAATTGCAACAGGATTTGCTACAACTATTTTGCCGCGCAGCGTTGATAGTGTAAAATCTGCATGTGAAGAATATCTAAAAACAGGAAATATTAAGAATAAACTCCCAGTATCGTTTCCGCATTTTACAGGAACAACTGTGTACGACGAAGACAAAGCACGGTTTGTCTGTAATGGGGTTTATCGTCGTGTTGGCAAAACAAAGTTAATCATCACCGATGTGCCTTATGGATATGACAGGGAATCTTATATAAAGGTTCTTGACTCTCTTGAAGAGAATAATGTTATTGTTAGTTATGACGATAACTGTTCTTCAAAAGGATTTGAATTTGAAGTAAAACTAAAGAATCAAGTTTCCACGTGGAAAGACAATAACATTCTAAAAGAATTTAAACTTTCAAAAATACACAGTGAAAACATTACCGTAATCGATGAAACTGGCAATCTTAGCGAATATGACGATGAACGAGAATTGATTAAAAACTTTTGTGACTATCGTTTGAAAATACTTCAGGAGCGCATAGACTTAAAGTTAAAAGATTTTACAGAAGAGATTCGTTGGCTAACTGCTAAAAAAGAATTCATAACGGCAGTACTAGATGGCAATATTACTTTCAAAAATAAGAAACGGTCAGAGATTGAAACAGTAATACCAATCCATACATCTGCTCTTCCACAAGATTATGATCGGTTGTTCAGGATCAATATATTGTCACTAACAAAAGAGCAAGTTGCAGATTTAAGTGCAGAAATTATAAAGATTAAAAAAGAGATTCAATATTGGAAAAAAACTACACCGCGTGACCAGTTTATTGATGATATGAATGAAATTTAATGTTGACAAATCTTATGTTAGGTGATATTATATACTATGAAAAACAGCAAGCCAGATTTCAGTGTCATATCAAGCTGGCATGAAAAAAATAATCATGGGGTATTCCCTCATATATTCATAATAGAATTTAAAGATGATGGATGGAATAAAACAATTCATACCATATACAACCGTGTTGGACCAGGTTTCAAAAGATATAAAAAAATGTTAGTTGAATACCTATCCGATTACGGAGACCAAGGAAAAGATTGGTCAATTGGAAAACACCGTGGAGAATTTAATATGGGTGCAGGACTCATATTAAGATTTAAAGATAAAGACGCAGCAATTGCGTTTATGTTAGAAAATAGCTAATAGGAGAAAAAATGAGCGATATTAATCTAAACAAATATTCAAACTTCGTAGACAGTGTGATGAGTTCAAAAAGTAAAAATCTTGAAGAATTTATTGCAGTCTTGCGTTCAATTGAAGAGCAGGGCGTAAACGCACCGTTACTTAATACTGGTGCGATAGGATTGGCTGGCGAGAGCGGCGAATTTAATGACATTGTTAAAAAAGTCTTGTTTCAAGGTAAACCACTTGATGAAAAAACAAAACAACATCTTATGAAAGAACTTGGCGATGTTTTCTTCTATTGGATTACTGCTTGCAGAGCATTAAACCTTGATCCGGATGAGGTAATAGGTGCCAATCATGCAAAGTTGGGCGCTCGTTATCCAGATGGATTTTCTAGTATTAGATCAGAAAACAAGGCAATAGATGATCTATGAGAAAAAACAAACCATCTGAAATAGATGAAAAGCTAGAAAACCTAATAAAAAGAAAAGAAGAATTACAAAAAAAGCAGCTAGTGGCATATTCTAATAATATGTCACAGCAACTTTTTATGCAGCTTTCATCCCAGTTGGACATGGTAAACATGGAAATATACCATTTTATGGAATTAAAAAAAGCAGAACAGTCTAAAGCAATAGATGACCCTGATGGACTTATTATATAAAATGTATATGAACGAATGCAAACAATTTGTATTAAATGAAGAAGACGCGGTGAATGCAATGCTAGGCGGTTCTAATTTGAAATATTTAGTAACGGAAGATACGAGTTGGGTTGAAAAATTCAACTCGTTTTCTTCTCTGTTCGAAATGGACGGATTCATAGAATCAACGACTCCATCAAATGACAAAAATGAATATTTTATAAACTGCATAAATAACTGGTATATGCCTAATAAATACAAACAATTAAATATTGAAAATTATATATTATCATTATGTACTACTGAAGAAGAAACCAACAGAGTATCTGATGAATTAAAATTATATCAAGAAAAAAATCTATATACCTTGCTTAAATTTTTAATATATTTTGTAGATACACTTAGAGAAAATAATATCATCTGGGGAGTTGGCAGAGGAAGTTCAGTATCAAGTTACATTTTATATTTGATTGGCATACACAGAGTAAATTCGATAAAATACGATCTAGACATAGGAGAATTTTTAAAATGAGTAGAATCGTCAAGACTGCAATGGGCAAAACGCTAGATATGGCTGCGCTTATGCGAAAAAACGAAGAAACAATCGCAGTTAGTAATAAAAACATGAATGCGCGTGGCGACGTTTTAGACAAAGAAAGAAAAAAAATCATTCCAGTAGGAAAGATTTCACGAGCACAACATCAACATTCAGAACCAACTGAAAGTGTTGGTATGTCTGAGGTAACAGAACCCAGAAAAGCAACAACAAGAAAAAAAGCATCAGCAAATAAAGAGCCTGTAAGGGAAGTTATTGAAAAAGTAGAAAAAACTGACGAAGACGGTAATACATATTTTGAAATAGAATATGACGATGGAAGTATTGAAGTAGTAAAGGATGAAAAATAATATGAGAGTGTTTAAACCACTGCATGATAATGTAGTAGGAAAAATGGTAGATGGATTTGGAATTAAAAAAACTGCCGGAGGGTTGATTATCAACGAAAAAGATGGAG